ATCTTTGTTGTAATATTGATTAGCATATTCATCAGCTATTTTTCTAATGAAATCATCAGTAAGCAATATATTGTTACGATCCACAACCAAAACATTCGAAGTTGGAATCATCGGGTTTTGGCGGTGTTTCAACCTTTCCAATCAGTTGTTTGATTTCGTAAATTTCCTGCCTGATTTCAAATTGGTAGTCATCCATTTCACCCGTTAATTGGTTTTCAAGGTGCGACATTTTCCACTTCAACGCTTCCACGTCCTGCTGGTTCTGAGGTTTCGAGTACTTGTTCATTTATTGTTTGTTTAGTTTTTTTAATACGTTTATCGGTTGTAAGCCACGGGCAATTAAATTCAGGTCAACACACTTTCCCGCATCCCGTTCATTATCAAAATACTTTCTTACCAATTTGCCATCAATTTGAATGGATGCTACGTAATACCACGCATTCGATGAATGAGCAACTGTAACGTATTTGAATGCTGACTTAGGTGGTTTAATCTTTATTGCCATCTTCCATTGCTTGTTTAAATTGTTCTTCGATCTGATTCAATGCGTCTTCCAACACCGCCAACTGCGATGGGTGCCAAGTAGCCAACGCCTCAGTTACCTTGTCAATGCCTCGGCTAATCAACATCATTATTTCTTCGTCTTCATGCCAAAACAAAGCCGATAGCGTATTGAGGTACAAACGTAAATCGGTTTCCAAAAGATTCAATCGGTTCTTCATTGACTGCCGATAAACGGGCGTGTTTTTCAGTTCGTCGATGTTTTCCGCAAGTGCCTGCATTAAGCAAACACTGCGGAATAAAGTTAGTTGTTGTTGTACGGTACTCATAGTGCGGTGTAGTTATATGTTTTCGAAAGTTCAAACCCTACTCGGTTAATCAGATGCATGGCTTGCAACGCCTTGTAAAAGTCTTTATGCTCGATGCACTGGGAGCGCAACCGATACAAACGTTGGAGGCGGTGGTTCAGAATATCGAAACGGCTAACCCTCGACAGGTCGAGTTTCTTTGCGGTGTATTGGGCGTTCACGTGTACTTCCATTGCTTTAAGTTTTACGCCTTGGATAAAGTCTATTAGTTGTTGTGGGTGTGGTTTCATTTGATGGTAACTTTTAACGTTGTTGAACTTGATTTGATGGGTGGAGTAACGATTACAATTTCACCATTCCCATCCACTAAGTTTTCGGGTTTGGTGAGTGATCTCAACCACTTCTCCCGTGCTTTCAGCATCTCGTTTGCACGTTCTACATTCTCCTTCAATATCACCCATTCCACGTCGTTGCAAGAAGCGTAATCGTACTTGGTGCCAGCCTCAAAGATTTCAGCTACCGCTCCAAACATTTCAGCCGTTCTCCCGTGCTTTGCTTGCTCGGTTAGGGCTAAGTCCTTGGTGTTGCTCAACGTTTCCTCCAAAGCTTTAATTAGCATCTTAGCACGAATGGCAAATTCTAACGGGTTGGTGTAGCCTTCCTCGATTTGGGTGGTAAATCCCTCGGTTAACGCTCGCACTTGGAGTTTCCCCGTAACCCCTTGTAATAATTGTTCTGTTTGGTTAATCAGTTCCATTTTGGTTTTGTTTATAGATTTTTTTGGTTGCTTCAAAAAATGGGTGGTTGAATCGACGTATTGGCGTTTCCTCTTTGTATTGCTTTACCAACTCCCAGTAAGGCGTTTGTGAAACGATGTAACGGTGATGCCTTCCACGTTCAACGATTGCAGGCGTAATAATACCCTCGTTCCTTGCTTTGATCATTCCGTTTTTGAAAGCAAACTGCTCAATCGAACCCTTACTCACTCCCAAAATTTCGGCAATTTCTTTGTTTGAAAGTACGGGGTGGAGCTTAAAAATAAGCTCCTTTTGCCCCTCCGTAAATCTTGAACCTTTGTGCCTTTCCATCACTTCCAAATCTTGTTAGTGTCTTTGTAAAAACGCTCTTTCCATTCTTGGGTAATTCGGTAGTGATCTTCCAATTTACTACATAATTGAGGATCGGTTTCGTGGAGTTCAAGAAGCTTTTGGTATTTCTCCTCCGTGAATGGTTGCAACTGCTTAACCTCAACTTGCTTGGTTTGCGGTGCGCTCGGTTTGGTTACTGGCTTGTTGGGTACTTGCATGGGTAACTTGTTACTCGCACCATTGGCATCGTCGTCTTCCTGAATAACACCGAAGCAAGCAGAAAGGCTATAACGACGGGCGTAGGTCAATGCGCTTCCGTACCCGTGTGGATCGTTTTTAGGCGCAGGAACAAACGTAATACCGTTGCTCATTGTTTCCCCGCTTTCGTGAATGATAAGTGTTTCAACACCCACGCCACCTTCTAAGCGGTGAATGACTTGTGAGTAGGTTAACCCGTTCTCATTTAGCGGTTTTTTTATCGCATCCGTAACGCTCGCAAGGTCTGCGTATCGGTTGCGGAAATGTGGGTTGGTCGAGTCCTTAGATGCTCCCTCAATTTGGGCGGTTGCTTTTACCAAAGCCTTCGCCAGGTTCTTAATTGTTTCCATATTTATTTTGTTTTGGTTTTCAAAGATACAAAGTAAATTTAATTGTGCAACTTTTTTGCGTAAATTATTTTCGATACGGTACGTAGGCGGTTCGCTTTCCGATCTTGGTTGCTCGCAAAATCTGCTTACGGTTGTTTGTTGGTGAGTAAGAAACGTGCACCCAGTCAGGTTCTTCCAACGTGCCAAACTCCCAAATGATTTGATCGAACACATCTAACTTGCAGGCTTCCTCAAATAGTTCTTTATTGGTGGTTAAAATACCTTGCATATCAATCGCCTCACCTTTGCAGTGCTGACTTGACTTACTCCCGCCAATGGCTCGGTTAAGGTCGGGTGATCGGTAGAAGGAAGAAACACGGATTGCTCCTAATTTATCCCGTAATGGTTGGAATATCTTTTCAGCCGTTTCAATCATGGTTTCGATTGTCGCTTGGTTGGGTGTGTTATCAATCCCTAAACGTGTAGCCGTGTTGCTTTTGGTCGCTTCTTGGAGCGTTAAGTTCTTGGTTAGTTTCATAGTAATTTCAAAAGACTGGCAGTATATTGTCAAAATCGCGCTTATGTACGGTTATTATGTTTATGTTGTTAATTGGTATTAAATCTATTATATCATCGGTATAAAACCAAATAAAACGACAACGTATTATACCGTTTGAATGTTTTAAATCTACTAATTGACCAGAATTCTCAGGTAGTGTTTTTAAATAATCAATAAAACTACTGCTAACACTTGCTAAACAAGATTCGGGCGTTGCGTAATTATTTAAGTTGTTCGTTAAGTTCATAATCCTTCAAAAAATTGGGTTAGCTTTCGTAACGTGTTACCATCAACCAAACCGCTAACAATAGCCTTTCGGTAGGTTGGTGCGCTCACTGGTAATTCAAACACGGTGATCCCGTGCTTTGCTCGTAAATTCTCCCAACGTGTTGCGAGTGATTCTGAAATTAAGGGTGTAGCAGGTTTGCGCCCCCTTGTTAGTCCTTTAATTGTTCTCATAGATAGTGAAAAATGATTGAGTAGTTTTCGTAATTTGCCACGTTCAATTTGAAACTAATTGCGCAACCGATACCGATTTGCTCGGTGTAACTTCCATCGGATGCCACAACGTTTGAGTTTGGCAGTTCGCTTTGAATGATCATGTTTAAAAGTTCGGTTACCGATAAATCAAAGTTAGTACCTCGGTTATCTGCAACGTGCCACTTCAACCCCTTCCAAATTGCTTTGGCGTACTTGAATGCGTGGTGGTTCACTGGCTCGCACGGGATGTCTGTACGGTTGTGGCTTATCAGAATATTCCATGCGCCTGATTCGTACGCTTCGCTCAACTTCATTTCGGGGAGCGTGTTTAAATTGATTGTTCTCATTTTGTTTTTGGTTTATTAGTTTAGTTCAATTCGATAGTCATGTCCGATTCCACCTGCGCAAGTATCGCCCATTTGGTAGTCGATGTTTTCAAGGTCGCACTTTTCGTGGAAGTAACTGCGTGCTTCTTTCTCGGTTGCAAATTCTACTTCTTTTTTGCTTCCAGTTGCCATTGTGGTGATTGTTACTGTTTTCATAATTTTATTTTTTTTGGTTATTAATTAAAGTGAACGTAGCATTTGAGCATTACGGCGGTCGTTTCTTTCATTTGCTTCGTATTGCATATCAGCACCAGCATTTGCTTGCTTTGAAAAACAAGTGTCGCAAAGATTTGAAAACAACGATAAATTTTTGCTAAACACATCTGATGCTACATACATAGCACGAAGCGACCTCCCATCCCATTTTTCAACAATCAGTTGCATAAATTTTCCGATGTGTACATTGATTTCAGATTTTGTTGGCTTTACCCATGTGAAGTGGTTTTGAATATCATCGTACATAAAATCAATAATTGTTGCACGATTTGCTTTTAAGTAAGCGATTTTTTCTTCGGTTGTGATTAATTCAATCATTGTGTTTCTCTTTGGTATTACAAAGATACAAGCGAAAACTAATTATGCAAACTTTTTCAGAAAAAAAAATGAAATTATTTTTTGAAGGCATAAAAAAACCCTCCGTTTCCGAAGGGTCAAACCAAAATTAAACTAGGATGAAAACAACCTAACAACCGTAAAGTTACGAATTATTTACCCTCGTCAACAGTTATTTGTGAAATAGTTGTAATGATTGTTCCTGCCGTGATTAAATACGTGCTCAAACTAACCAACGCCACTGGCAAAGCTACGGGGGCAGTAGCCAAAGCACCGCCAACAACACCCACGACAATACCAATAGTGCGTAACTTAGCAAAGAACGGAGGAGTTGGAGCTTTCGCTCTTTCCAACAAATCCATTTCATTTGCCTTTTTCGGTAGAAGATTTTTCAAATTTTTCATTGCTTATAAATTTAGTTGCAAAAATTTCAGTTCCTTTAAGTCCCAAGTAACCCATGATAAAAGCGATGCCGTACTCCGCAGAACCGCCATTCATTCCCAAGGCATCCACTACCAAAGGCGTGAGGTAGTTAGCAGAAAAAACACCGCTCGGAATACTCACCAACGCCTTCTTCCACGAAAAGTCCTTCTTTCCGATCATAACGAGCGAACCTGCAAAGCCTGCGAACGACAAGCCGAGGTTAATGCCTAAATCATGGAGTAACTGCTTCATAAACATTTGGTGCTTTTTCTTCTAAAAATAAACCTCCGTGTGCTTCGTGTTCCGATTTTGCGGTGTCTAAGTCATCAAAGAAGTGGTTGGTGTTATCGTAAATAACTAAGTACTTCATAATAGATTGCCTTTTACAAATTGAAGGGTTAACGTTGCGCCCGTAGTTCCAACTAAACCAAGGAAGGAAATCACAAAGTTTCCGCTTCCATCCTGAGCAACGGAAATCGATGTGGAGTTATGCCCCGTAAAAGAGTTTCCCGTTGTGTTGGATGCGCCCAAACCATACCTCACGTTTGTAGATGTGGTTTTACAAATTAGGATTTCAAATTGTGAGTTAGTTCCTGCCGATTGCAAGTATCTTGCACCGCCTGAATTTACGTTGATTCCAACGGTTGTGTTACCCGTCCCTGCCGTTCTCTCAATCAACCCCGAAATTCGAATAACACCACCAACGGGAATAATTGAAGAAGCTACCGTGAACGTGGTTAAAGTTACCGCAGTTGTTGAAGTAGTGGTTAACTGGCTAACGTTTTGGAATAGCGTTGTAATGCGGTCGAGTGCCGTTTGTGTTGCGGTGCTAATAGGCTTGTTTGCATCGCTTGTATTATCAACGTTTCCAAGTCCAACGAGTGATTTGGTTAGTGGTGTGTTTTCCCAAAGTTCTGCGGTGCTATCGTAAATCAACGCATCGTTATTGGCTAACGTGGCGGGGTTAATATACACGTCGTGAAGTTCCGCTAACTCCCACCCGTTCATGATTTTTACGTAGATCTTTCCGTTGTTGGCGTGAGCGTATTCAACGTAACCGATTACCACGATGTGCCCCGTCAACCCGTTTGGCTTCACATTCGTAATAACTCCCGCAGTTGTTGGACTTAGGTATAAAACGTCCCCATCCGCCCACGTTTCCCCTTGCAAGCTTCCCGTGGTGTTGATGTTCTCAATTTGTCCAACGGTTAGAATAAATCCTTCTTGGTTTGGTGCAATCGTTTCAATAACCATCCCGAGCGTATCGGCTGAATTAAGGTCGTTGTTTGCTCTGGCTAACTCAACCGCTAATCGTTGACCTTGCGCACCCGCTACCTTCACAACCTGATAGGATGCCTTGGTTAGTGTGGTGTTTGGGTTTACCTTATTCACCACCCGTGCGACTAAATCAACGCCATTCTTCAACGTAACTGAACCACCTTTCAAAAGTGTTTCTGAACTTCCAATCGTGTTATTCCATTGCGTTCCACCAACGGCTAACGTTCCCGTAGGTGTTACGTTCAAATTGACTTGATCGGCAGTTATGTTGTACGTTCCAAGATCAACGTTTTGCGTCGCTCCCGTGTAAGGAACTTTCGCATCCAAGGCGTTCTGCAAATCGGTTTGACTGCTTAACGTTCCCGTAATAGTTCCCCAAGAAGCACCACCTCCACCCGTGGACTTGGCAACTAAATCGGCATTCTCAACGCCACTTTCAAACCAATACTCTTCCGCTCCGCTACCAGTGTCAACAATCAACGTTAAGCCAATATAACGCCTATCCTCGGCAATGTACGCCAAAGCATTAGCGGTTGAACTAAAAACACCTAGTCTATCGTCAACGGGTGCTGGCTTGTTTACTTCTAAATTATCGCTTAATCTAATCATTGCAAAGTCATTGGTGCGGTGGCTTCCGTTTGCCACCTTGTTACATAAATAGTGTATCCGTCTTGGGTATCGTAAACCTCAAATAAATCGAGGAAGTTTCCTTGGTCAAACGCACTTCTAAACCAGTGCGAAAGGCTATAAGCCGAAGGAACGGCAAACCATAAAAACATATTGCTAACCGCCCCACCATCGAACACCAACTGAAACGGTTGGTTGGGTGCAACGGCTTGCTCACTCCCATCGTAAAGGTCAATATCAATGGTCGCTTCAACCGCTCCGTAATAACAAATGTCGGGGTTAGCCTGCGTTGGTATTTCGCAAATGGATAACGCCAAAGGAACGTTAAACGTAAGCACCGCACGGCATCCCGCCACCCGATCCCCAAACCTATCAACGAAGTAATCAACGTTAGCATCGGCAGTAATATCGAAATCATTGCCAAAGGTGCGTTGGTATTTAATCATGAAATCCCCTGCAAGCTGAGTCATGTCGCTCATCACCTCATCGGGTTGCAACGTCTGAAAGTCCAAGGCGTCCGAACCAGTTGGGCGGTCTGCTACCTTTTGCGATTCCTCGACCTTATCCATGAACACTAAGCCAACGCTGAACTGAACAGAGTTTGTGGCGAATCGTGAACCTTCCAACGTTGCAAACACCAACGGGTAATAAATGCGGTCAACCGCAGGACTTACGAAGTTGGTAATGTTTGCGCTATCGGGGTCAAGGATGTTTCCCGTCCCAAACGAGTTAACGAGTGGGTGCGTTTCGGCGAACTCCCGAAGGCTTCTTTTTATCGTGTTCCAACTTTGCATTTTTCTCTAAATAAACCCGTAATTTCTCTTGATTCTTTTTATGTGCGCTCATATTTAATAGCAATCGCAATCTCTGTTAAAATCCGCTTGGTAACGTTTGGCGTAATCACCACAACAACGGTTGTTATTCAGCACCAATCCCGAAGTATAGTTACGTCGGTTTGGGTAAATGGTATCGATGTCGGAGGTAGGTGTTTGATAGGCGGGGTAATCGTTTAAGTTCGCCAAAATAAAACGGGTGATTCTTTCAGCGTACCACTCCGATTTTCCTCGGTAGTAATCAATCAACCTTTGCAACTCACCAGCGCTCGCTTGGGTGCTGTTTTGGTCAGTGCCACGCTCCACGTTTTTGTTTCGCAGTTGGAAACCGAACGCCATAGGAAACTCCATTTGAACGTACATCTGCAAGCATGGCTGAATGTAATCGCTCAACAAGTCCTCATTCTCTTGGGTTAGTGAATTACCAATAATTTGCGTTTGTAATTCTTTATAAAGGTCACTTCCGATAATCGGTTGAATGTGCATTTCTTGGCACATGATTACGGTCGGACGTAATTTGACCATGCTCACGTTCTCGTTAATCAACGAAGCGTCTTTGAGTTGTTTCTCGGTTATGAATAATGCTTTTTGGCTCATGCTTTCGGTTTTACAAGTACTTGCATCCAAGTGTGACGGCAGGAAGGGTAGTGTTGTTCAGTGCCAGGTTTGGTGTACCAACCACCTTTTCGCTCCCAAACGCTATATCCCATGATTTGGGAAATTTGGTTGATGTCCTCACGGGTGTAATACCTTGCAAGGTCAATCATTTTCACGCAAAATTCACGGCTTCCGCTGATCAACTTTTGTGGACCATATTCGGGAAGTACGTCGTATTTGTACATCACTTGAACCAACGGCACGTTGTCGGGGTTTCGTGGCTTAATAAAGTCCTTTGCAGACTCACCAAGCTCTTTTAACGCCCCACGAATGTTGATAGCCTTTGCTTCGATAAGTGCGCTTATACGGCTTGAAATTAGGTCTATTGACTGCTTCGTTTTTTCAGCGATTTTATCCGAGGTAATGGCGGGATCTTTCTCGATTAACTTCAAGATTTCCGCATCCAATTCAGCGTACTCACTCGCAAAATCCTGCTCCATTAATTCAAACCCGTAACGCATCGGGCGTGCTTTCAATTCAACGAATGAACCGCTATCAACACCGAACTTTTGGAATAGTTCTAACTCTTGTTTCTCTTTGCGAAATTCAACGTGGTTAAAATTTTGCGCTTCCTTTGCAGGGTCGATTTCTTCGATGGGTGGTAATCCCGCTTTTTCTCGCAGTTCGTTTTTAGTCATGATTTGCACTAACGAATCTTCGCTCAAACGCTCGGTGATTGGATCGGTCGGTTCGATTTCCAAAACAGCCAAACCATTGAAGGAAAACAAGTAGTTAAACACTCGCTCCAACTTTTGCACTCGATCGTTAACGTAAACGGCTTTGAATAGTTCGTATGCTTCAATCAGTTCACCACGCCCACCAAGTTGACCGCTAACACGAACCCCGAAAAGCATCGGTGATGTAACACGGTGCGCCACAAAAATTTCTGTTTGGATGGTTTCATTCAAGATATTGAACTGCTTATCCAAGTCGTTAGCGTTCAACGGCTCGATTTTTAAGCCAGTGTCCTGCGTATCGTTGAAGTTCACCACGATTCTTTCGCCGTCGTCGCCCTTCATTTGGCGCAATAACTGCCGTTTAATATCCCTTTGCTCTTCGTCGGAAGGTACTCCGTTGTTGAAGTTGAAAAGGAAACCACCTAAGAACCCGTTTCGTAGGTTGTTCACGTGGTAATTTGCAATGCGTGCATCTGTTTCAATGTACGCCAACGCTCCAAGGTATTCAGGAACGGGGTAATATCGAACGCTCGGAGCGTAACTGCAATAGTAATAAAGTTGCTTGCCTAACCTCTTTTCAGGATTGAATGGCTCGTAAGTGGTTAACCCCTCGGGTTCTCCAAATTCCTTCCACTCATCCGCATACCAAAACTTATCGCCCTCGGGTGAACGTCTGATATTACCGAAATTCTTATGCGCAATTTGTGAAATACGACCTTGCAAGTTCCAAACGATTTCCAAGGCAAACCCGTTGAATATTTCGAAATCCAACGTGGTCTTGTAAAGGATATCATTCAAATCATCGTAAGGGTTGGGGTTATCCATTAGCTTGTTCAATTCAGCCAACTGCTCACCTTGTACTTTCGTAGCATCGTAGGTAAACCCTTTTCCAGTGATGTAGTTCACCTTTCCGTTAACAATAGCGTTATGCTTTGCGGAACGTTGGTACATTTCCAAAAGGTAATCGGGGTAGCGGTTATTCTCCCCGTACATCACATAGTCTTTTCCGTTCACTACCTTGTACTCGGGTAATTTGCTTTCAAAATCTTGTTTAAAAACAATCCCGTCTTTCGGTAATCCGTACTTCTTTTTTTCTCTTCTTGCCGTCATAAATTCGGTTCTATATAGGTAACATCGTTAGCACTGAAAACAATATCAGCAACTTCGGACGCTAAAACTTCGTACAATCCAACTTCCAAAACCCTCAAAATTTCCTCATCTGTTTTGCTTTGCGCTCCTGCATTGCCTTCGTAAATAGTATATAGGCATTGACCGCTGGGTATATCACCAATAGCAACATCCCAACAGTCAACACGGTTAGTAAATGCACTAAGATTGGAAGCCTTTTCAAAAGCATAAAAGAAATCTGTATTTGTCGAAACATGGTGGATGTTCAAATAACACCATAAACCGCTAACCATGTTCTCGGTAGCGGTGAAAAACAATCTGTTCGTGGCGTTTGCAGTTAGTAATTGCATACTTATATAATGGGCAAATCCAAAAATGTAACGAATAAAAAAAGGGGGCGATCGCTCGCACCCCTCTCATTATGGAAAGTAGGTAGGTTTAATCCAAAGGTACAGTACCTGAAAACTCAACAACGGGGGATTTCTCCATTGATGTGAACGTCAAAGTCATTCCGTTCAAATCACCCATGGCCGTTCCCGTAGCGGAAGTGCCAGTGGTTAGATACGCTCCGTTTTCCAATCCCATTACCCATTTCGCTCCGTTGCGATCTTCGGCAATCACTGCCAATTTCGCCTGAGCCAAAAGTTTCAATTGATTGCGCATGGTTGCGGTCAATTTAGGAAGAACGATTGAAAGTTCTGTTTGGTAAAACGTTGTGCCGTTTTCGATTGAAGATGTTACCGTCTCGGTGAATTGTGCAGTGTTCATTGGCAATTCATACTCGAAAAATCCACCCGTAGCGGTCGAAATTACTCCTGCGGTTTCAGTCCCATAGTCCACATCTTCGAAGTTATCGATGTAAACCTTTTTTAATCCACCCACGCTATCTTTACAAGCGAGTGTGTATCCTGCGGTTAATGCGCATGCCATATCTTTATTTTTTTATTTGTTCAAAAAAAAGGGTGGGCGTTGATACCCACCCGTTGGTTAATAGTTCAATCAGTTGATTAAGATGCAGCCATCATGAAACGACGGGTTTGATCAGGAAAGGCGATTTGAACACCTGCCTTGAACTCACACACGAAACGAACTTCGTCAGCTTCCTTAGCGTAGAAAATTTCAAAACGCTCTTCTTCGTTCAACAAGTCAGTACCGAAAATGAAGTGAGCCAAACGACCTGCGTACAAATCGTATTGCGTATTCAATCCGTTAACACCAATCAATTTGATGTTAGAACCTGGTAAAGTCAATTCGTAGTTTTCAACTCCATTCAAATAAGAAATGTTGAAGTAGTTTTGAGCAACCAAACCTTGTTTGATAGCAGTGAATACGTCGATACCGCAGAAAATTACAACATCGTCGTAACCTTTGATATCCGCAGGAAGGTAAGTTTCAAACGTGTTCAACAACTTGATAGCGTTTGAAGCAGTTGATTGAAGAGTAGCAAAAGTTAAATCGGTTGACCATCCATAAGCAGCATCATTCAAATCAATACAAGCAGTCGTTGGTGCAGCAGTCGCAGCATCAGCAAAAATTTGAGCAAATCCAGTGATTGAACTTCCTGATCCTGTTCCTTGCCAAACCGCAGTTTCCAAAGATTTTTGGATTGACTTAACTTTCTGCTCAGCATACGCCTGCTCGAATGGGATGGTGGTAGGCATTGAACCCGCAGTCAATTGCGTTTGCATCCAGTACTGCTCCAAAGCCTTAGGACAAATAGCTTCATGAACCTTGGTGTGAACCGCAGTCAAAGAACGCTGTGTGAAATCGGTGGTGTTTCCTGATCCGTTGAATCCACAAGTATTGCCATAGGTAAAGGCAGTTGTGGTATCCATCAAGTTCAAAGCAGAAACATACTTAACACCTACTTGCTTTGTGATCAAAGAAACGGTGCGAGCGTCGAATAACGACTTGGTGATTAGGGGTAGGGTTTGTTGATTAGTATAAGTACTTAACCCAGCTAAATTGTAACTCATTTTTTATTTATTTAATGCGTTTAAAAGATTTTCAAATTTTTTCTCTTGCGAGGTTTTGGGGTTGATGTAGGTAAATGAAGCAGGCTTGCTCACTTCCGCAGTCGGTGCGCTTGCAATCACTTCAACCACGGCAGTCATCGCTTCGGTTGCTTTACCCATTCCATCCATCCGAGTCATCAAATCGGCTAACATACCTTCCAATTTGGTGATACGCTCGCTCATTGATTCCATTTCCATTGCGTGGTCTGGCATCGGTTCAGCCTCAGCCATTTCTTCGCCCGCTTCGATTTCTACTTCGATCGATGGTTCTTCTTCGATTGGCATGATTTCCATAATCTTACCGCCCTCGGTTTTGATTTTAGCAACGCCAACCAAAACGTGTTCGCCGTCAGGTGCAGGTACTTCGTTACCGTCTCCGTCAATTACCATAACATCAACACCAACTGCGATTTCGCCGTTAATGCTAACTTGACCGCCACCTTCCAAGTCGTACATTGCGAACGCTTGGGGTGTTGGTTCTACGGGACTTTCGGAAGACATCAAGTAACTCTTAATCTTTAAAAGTTCAGCTTTAATATCCATGTGTAAAAGTTTATACTTATGAAATGGGAACGCCTAAAAAAGTGACAGAAAATTTTATAGCAACGCCAAAATTTCGTCAATCAATGTAAGTTCCAAATCGTGTTTGCTCGCTTTGTACGGAGCGTGAATGAAATCACCCTCAACCGAGAATCCTCGGAAGTTACCCGCCTCAACTTCTTTCCAAGCATCCTCGTTATCTACTTTGTACGAACCAAACCACGTGCCTTCTACGCAGTCCTCAAAGCCTTTGGGAGCGTTGATACCACGGGATGAATCGGTAATAAAGGACTCGAACATAAACACGCCCTCGATCGGGGTTTTATGTTCCACGTTCACGTTCGTGCTGTACTGGTTCGCCATGAATTTGAGCGCAATCTTTTCTACCGTTGGTTTGTCGTAGGTTACATAGTACTCGCCCATCTTTTCATCACGTCGGTAGATCAGTTGATTTGGAATCATTAGCGCACCCGTAATAATTCGGCGTGCTGAATCAGCTGAAAATTGTTGTCGGTTGTTGAAGGCGTGGAAGTTGCGTTCAATCGCTGGGGTGTTTACGAGTGCTACGTAATCCACGCCCGTTTCGTCTGTTTCGTTTATCACTAATTGATAAACGGGTAAATCGTTGTAAGTATTCATATTATTTTCCTAATGTTGCTGTTTGTTGAAGTCTTTTTGATCGTTGTTGCTTTGCTGAAATATCCGTTTCGAGTACGTAGGTACGTACGCTTTTTTGTTGCATCAAGTTACCTTGGGCATCCAATTGCAGTTGGGTGGAATCAAGTCCGCTTGTTTGGGTAGCTTGGTTAGATGGACTTAAATTAGGTGCGTTGCTTGAACTTGAAGACGCTGAACCGCCTTGGTATTGCGATTGCCTAATTTTTTGAACGTTCGCCAAACCAGTTGCAAGAGCCGAAGCCGCAGCTATATATGGCGCACCTGGGAATACCGAAGTAATAGGACTTTTTGCAGTTTGAGTAAATGCCCCTTGCGCCCCTGCAATGGCTTGAATTATAGCCTCCGCAATTTGTACTTTTTTGTTTCTTTCAAAATATTCTTTGCGTATTTTTTCCTGCTCCTTTTCATTGCCCTTAGCCATTTGCAATTCCTGATTCATTTGGTTTTCACGGAAAGCCAAAATGTTTGAGAAAGTTTGCTGACTTGTTCTAACAATAAAATCAAATATTTCTTTTCTTTTTTGAGCAGAGGTTAATTCTAATTTTTGGATTGCTTCGTTATATTCTTTTTGCGAAATAATGCCACTCAAATAAGACTCTTTTAATAATTCCTTTTTCTTTTCAAGGCTTAATCGTGTGCTTTCCAAAGAATCATTTAAGTATTTCAAATCAGCATCCAAAGACATTTGACGCTCTTTGTCTTCAAATTCTCTTTGTTCAGTGGCAGCATCTTTTGCATCTTCTGAGGCCTTCGCTTCCTTATCAGCTTGTTCCTTTTTTAATCTATTGATATTGTCAAGGTATTCCTTTTCGCTAATTGTGCCATTTAAAAAATATTCCTTGTTTAAATCAAGCTTTTTATCAAGGCTTAATCTATCACTTGCAAGCGAATCGTCTAGATATTTTTTATCAGCGTCTAATGATAACTGCCTTTCTTTATCTTCAAAATCCCTTTGTTCCTTTGCATCCTTTTTTGCTTGTTCTTTTGATTCCTCATTGCGCTTTTTAACGCCTTTTTGGTAATTGATATCTAACGTTTCACGGTCTTTTACCAAATCACGTGCGCTCTCAACAAGTTCAAACAACTTCTTTTTCTCTTCATCGGTTGCAGTTCCCAACGCCATCTTTCTTTTGATAGCGTCCTGTTCTGCATAGTTATTTTTCAAACGGAAGTCAAGCAACTCCTTTTCAAGTTGTAGTATTTCTTTGTCGGTTTTACCCTTAGCCTTTGCAAGGTCGATGTTACGTTGCAACTGCTTTTCCACGCTCTTATTATAGTTCGCTACCTTTTCAATCGCCTTCAAAGATTCCTCGGCATTCTCCTTGGTCTTTGCTGTGCTGGCATCGTCAATTAACCCGAAAGAAATGGTGTGAAGAAAATCACGAACCTTAGCAATGATTCCATCGAAGGGTTTGAGCAAATTATTTACTACCTTCTTAACGTCCTCAAAGTTTGCAATTAGGTACGTTAATGCACCAATCAATAAACCAATTCCCAAACCTTTCAAAGCCATTCCAAAACCTTTGGTTGCTTTTGTAGCCACCTCGGTTGAAACCGCTCCCTCCTTTTGAGCCTTGGATAAAAACAACTGTGAGAACGCCGTTTCCTTTTGGAGGATGTTGGTGATAGCAGTTACCCCTTGAAGCAAAGCCATTGCGCCCTGAGTCTTTTTAATCGCTTGTTCAACGGCTTGGTTCTCGCTACCAAACAACGCCATCGCACCTTGGGCAGCTGCGAACCCGCCCGCAATTCCTTGTGCTGCCTGAGTGAACGCATCCAATCGAAACGTATCGGAAGACAAAGCTTTGATCGCTCCCTTGGTGTCGTTGATTTGGTCTTTTACTTCCCCCGCTCTTTTTTGTAATGTTTTAAAATCAGCAGAACCCGCTTTACCAGCTTCCGCCATTTTATTCAATGCTAACTCAATTTCTCTTAATTCATGTTTTAATGACTTAAAATCTTTTTGAGCGTCATCAGTTTCCGATTTTACTCGGAGTAAAATATCCTTAGTAGTATCTGCCATTATTCAGTTATTATTTGAGGTGTTGGTTCATCACTAATACTCGCACCGGTACCGCTCGTAAGTTCAAACACGGTAGGTACAAATCCTTCTAAATCTAATACTTTGAGCAACTCAACGGAGGTACTCTCATCGCTGTTCGCATCGTAATCGTTAACCGCCAATAGGTAAAACAATACCCCGTTAATGTAAATCAATTTCCTGAAATCCAAGTTGGTAATGTCAACGGGCGTTAATTGCATGAACAACTTTACTTTCTTTGCGTCTTTATCCGTGTACAACTTTACGTAATCCAACCAAAAGCGGTTGAATAGGTTGTTGTTGGTGTACCTGAAAATCGCACCCGTGGTTTCATTCGATTGGTAGTACAATTCCCTTGGGATTCCAAAGCATAAATCGGTGGTAGGGTTGTACGGATTATCCAACGTTCCTGCGTATGGGTAAGATAAGTATTCGTTACCCTCAAAAACGAACTCGGTATCGCTCGGAAACTCGATGTACTCGTGGTAAAGAATGCGGAGGTTTGGCGTTACTGGCTTAACGTTCAAAGCCACATCTCCACCGCTCGCAGTTCCTTTGTTGTCGATGTCGTAGTACCGTGCGTAAATCCTCGGGGAAATCTGAAATCCAACCATTACGCTATTGGAAAAACCAACGTCCTCCGATTGCTCACCATTTGAAAACTCGTTCGATGAAATGTACTTACGTGAGCCGTAGCCTTCGCCATAGGCTTGTTGGTAGCGTTTCTCGAAGTAACCGCCCCCGTCTTTGTACCCAAACTTGTACGTCTTTGGGTTCATGTAACCACATGGCACGACTTCGTAACCTTTCTCAACGTCCCATTTATTTGTCCAATCTAAGGCGTTCGCACTATCGTAAAAATCCGCGAATGGTTCAACGTACAATTTCTTAGGGTTGTACTTGTCAGGCATGATAAACAAGTTGAACATTCGCACCAAGTACATTAAAAACTCTGACTGCTTAACCTTTGGCACGATGGTTTGGTTCATATCCCAAGAATCCCCAGGTGCCATTTGTGGCGTTCCTGAAATTTGATTAAGCCAAAAGCAACTGCTATCAACGGTTAAGTTAAAAAGAACGGGGCAAAATGCGGTATAGACTACGTCGTATTGATCGCCTGCCGTTGCGGTATCTTGATAGAAAAAGTTTTGTGATTTTGTACCACTAACCCCAAAAGTTAAATCAAAGTTTGGACTTATTACAACTCCGTTTTTTCTTACATTAGTTCGTAATCTAACAAACCTACCAACCCCACTTACAAACGAAGCCGAAGCGTTTACTTGAATTTGAAAGTTAAAAGTTCTATCAGATGGAGCGGTGAATTTGTAAGTACTTGTATTGTACGCACCGCCATTAAAAAATGGATCGGGAGTATTTGTTCCAAATAAATATAAAGTTTGTGCAACCGAAGTAACATTTGTATAAGTTACATCGTTATTTGAGCGAATCCAAAAAAGGTTCGTTTGCGCTTTCTCGTCGGTAATGTACGGAACGCCACTAATGCCATACGGTACTATCAACTGCTTAAACCACTGCGACGTAAAAAAGCTACTTTCATACGTGAACCCCGCACTAGCGAAAATCTTATCGACGTACTTCTTAACCGCAATCGCAGGGTAAAAATCCTCGGTGTTGAATGAATCAACGTAAGGTGCTGGCGTTGTAGCACGTTGAAAACCCGCTTGCCCGTAATCGATCGCAGGGTAGTAATAATCGTTCCCCGTACTTCCTACCGAGTTAGTCCACGAATCAACTACGTTGCTCGCATCCCATTCGTGATTCAATTCGCTGAAATCTAAATCGGTTAATTCAGCATCCCCAAGTTGTTTGAATAGGTTGGTCGTTTCACCGTACAACCCTACTTCATACGTACCACTCGTGCCGTTATCCTTAACCGCCAACAACTGAGCGATTCCCTCAAACACTTGTACCCCGTTCTGCATAACGTTGGCACTGGCTCGCACGCTCGGATCGAATGAAACAATCCATTGATCAAATCGGTAAATGCTCCCGAAAACTTGGTCGTTGTTTGGTGTCTTAGGGATTTCAATGGTACGACTCACCGAACTTTTACGCTCGATCGGGTTTTCGATGTCCGTTACTGAATAGGTTAAACGAATATCAATATCATCGAATAAGTCAAGGCGTTTTCCGTCAATGTATAACTCGGTTATCATAGTGGCGTGGCTTCATCAAAGGTGAAACGATACGTTACCGATAGCGTCTTTAATTGGTCGATATCTCGCTTGTAAACGTTGTAATTCGTGTCGGTAATCAATATAGGCACTAAGTACTCCCGCACGCCCTCATCGGTTTCAAAAGCCTTCCTTAGCCAAACACGGGGTGAACGCACCAACTCTTGCAACCATTGAAATTCCGCATCGGTTAACCAATCACTCGAAGCCGTGTATTGACGGGTAAAATCCACCTGAGCGTTGAACCTTGAATAGTTGGTTGGTGTTCCGTATTGCGTAAACATTCCCGTTTCGTTAAAGTTCAAATACGGTTTACTCGCTTGCACCCGTTCAATCGTTTGCACCTCCCGATTTGTTTTGGTAAATACATAACTATCAACTGCCCCGAGTTGGTTTTCAAAGTGGATTTCCGTAGGTTCAAAGCGTGAGCAATCTTCGTTCAAGTAAACAAAGTAATCAATTGACTTAAATCCTCCCTCATCGCTTTCGGTTGCGCTAACTGAATAGTAACCGCCATTTTCGGGGAAACTATCTGACCCTGCGTTTCCGTCACTTGTAATACTCGAAGAAATGTTGTAAACATCAAACGGCATGAAAGGCGCACCAATCATTTGAGCGTCGTTTAATTCGGGAGGTGTGCTGTTATGTGGTGCCCAATTCGGAGTTTTAATAGCGAACTGCCTGTAAGGACTTTGGTCAGCGGTGTAATAAGTATAGAACGTCCAATCGTAATTAGAGGTTGTTTCACTTTTGCAATTGAAATAGATGTTACCGCTTTGCTTATACGTTGGTGTGCTAATCGCTCGAACCGATTCTGGGCGGTTGGTTAATGGTAAAGTCAAAAATGCGCTTAGAATGTTTGTTTCAATTCTGTATTTTAAATAATAAACGTTTTCCCATTGCGCAAACTGCATCACATCAAACGCACCATTCCAAAGCGTAATAACATTGCTTTCCTCGGAGTTCGCAGGCGCACCCGTGTACTCTTCCACAAACTCAACTTGCAACGATGCTATTTGAGAATCGCAAGCGAACGTATCGGCATTAAATGCAATGCCATCGCCAATTCTCGGAATTACATCGAAGAAATTGCGCACCAATTCTTGAACGTTAAACACCGCCCTATCAGAGTTCGATGGGTTGGGAAATGCTTTCAACTTTGCTATCATGTTTCCATTTATAGAAACATTTGCGACGTACTTAAAATTCGGTTCGGTCGTGTTATCAGAACCAACGATAAACACAATAAAGTTTCCCGCAGGGGTGTAATCAGTTGGTTGTTGTAATATTGTTATTGCCATATCAATCAGGGAGTAAAACTGCCGTAAACGCTTGGGCGGTCATTTCTGCTACCCGTTGCGTTAAATCATTTAATCTGTTTTCTGTAAGTGTTGGTTGTACGAATGGATGGGCGTAAGTACCCTTCTTGTAGATGGAACGCCTAACCCGTGAAGCAAACGAGTAAACATCCTTCTTTCCGCTTGCAAGTGCTTTGAACTGAACCCACTTAACCATATCCTCCAACCTTGGGTATTCCTTTACCGTGAATGGACTGTTCGGTGCTTTCGTGCTTTCCTGCGTTCCCTTTTGTCCGTACTCCAATAGCTTCCAATAAGTCGGTGCTTCGATTTCAACTGCGTAATCTTTGCCGAAACGCTTAATAGGTGCAACCACTAAACCCTGTTGAAGGTTACCAGTCGCACGGCTTTTGTTGGAATCTATCTTGTCTCTGAATAATTTGATTTGCTCATTGCACCAATCAACGATTTCTTTCTCAACGCCCTCAAACGCAAGATCAACATTGCCAGTGCCAATGTCTTCAATGCCTGCTTTGAATGATCCGCTAACATCTTGAAACTCGATAAATGCCATACTTATTAAATGGGCAATTGCAAAATGTTACCTTAACTTCGATTGCCGTTTTACCTCAAACGCTTCATGCTTGCTTTTCTCTACTTGGTAACTCGCATAATTCAGGAACTCGATCGCTGGCAGTTCAAAAATCGCATCCCATTTCAACACGTCGTTTCCTGCAAGCCTATCAACAACTACGATCCATCCGTAGCGTTCGGTAAATCCCGTGCCGAGGTCAGGTCTTCCATCTCCTTCGTCAACTCCCTCAACTGCTTGTCCAAATAGGTTGGTAAATCTTCGAGTAACCTCAACCAACTGCCCAAAAAAAAAGCGGACAAACCAAGTGCCTCAACTGCTAACATCTTTTCCTGTACGTCCTTCGCCCTTTTAGCGTGTAACTTACCATCGTACTTCTTTGCGAACCAACCGAATCGGCACTCACGCAAAAGCGATGCAACGCAAAGGTGCAAGTTATCAATGCTCTTTTCTTTGTCCTTTGTCCATTCGCCTAACTCAACGTATTGAGCCGTGGTGATTTCATCAAAGAAACGGGTTACATAATAACGCTTTCCGTTCACCTTAACAAAGTTCTTGAATGGTTTGTAAGGTTCGGTGTTCAACTGCTTTGCAATCGCTTCGTATCGGTTACGTAGTTCAATCGGTGTGTAATTGTCAACCGCATCGAACCCGTTATTTTCCACGATAGCAACAACGGAGCGCATATACTCCCAACCATCCAAGTGAGTTAGATTGATCAAAAGTTGGTATTGCCTTACCGTTAGTTTCTTCCAAATGTTATTTGATGCCATAAATACCTCTGTTTTTTTCTGCTAATTTATTCAATGCTAAATACCTCAAAGCATCCATCCCGTGGTTGAATGAGTCAATGGGTACGTTGGTAGCGTTCCCATCTTTTTCCTTCCACTTGTAGGCGTTCAATTCTTTGATTAGGTTCGAGCTCCTACTCGTTACGCTAAACCTAAATCGTTTCAATATATCGATGCCATTTAGTATGCTATCTTTCCCTTTATTGGCACCCTCAACTCTCCAACCCATGCGCCTAAGTTCCTCGATTGACTTGGGTTCTGCTGAATCGGCAATAATTGAAACGCTCTTATTTATACCCGATTGGGTAAAGAATTGGCCAATATCCTGATTTGTGTACCCTTTAAGGTATAAAAGTTCGTCAATAATTAACTCACCATTGTATCGGTACACCATCACGCAGGCGGTTGGATCGTTGGTAAATCCAAAGTCTAACCCCATGCCAATCAATTGCGCTTCCGTTGGTATCGTGCCAATCGTTCCCCAATTGCGGTAAATCAACCCTTCAATTTTACCAGTTACCCCACGGGCGTAAACCTTCCAAAGTTCTTCGTCGTCCTCACGTAACGCTTCGATCTTTTTGCGAATGATCTCGGGAAGGAATGGGTTGTGTCGGTGGTCTGAAATAATCAACTCCGTTCCCTCTTTGCCTATCAACTTATCATGCACCCAAAAACGAGCATTCGGGTTGTAATCAATGTACACCTTCTTCTTGGTACGCATTGCAAGTTCGGAATAAATCTCAAAGCTTATCCCGTTCGCTTCATTCAGGAAGAAGTAGTCACGCTTTCCGCTCTTTGCATCTTGGGAATCTTGGTAGCTTTTAAACTCAATGATTGACCCGTTGTGGAATGTAAAGATACGATCGCTCGCATTGTACCCTTTTATCCAACTCTGAATATCCGTAGAACTCGCAACGATTGACTGCATATCTCGGAGCGCACCGCTCTTCAAGTTCGGCACGTCCTGACCTACCACGCTAATAACTTGGTCGGGTTGTTCAATGGCTTTCAAGCAAAGGACTTGGAGGATCGAGTAAGTTTTACCAGAATTATGGACTAAAATATCCTTTCCTGCATGAATATAGTAACAATGATTGTCTTGTACGGTAAAATCGTGTACATAATCACATTCTACGTACTCCCAACTTTCAATGTCTTCTATATTCAACACTCCATCCATATATCCCTGCGTCTGTTTACAATATCTTTTAAATGCGCTTCACTAATACCATACTTTTCAGCCAATGCCTTACGCCCGTAATACCTTCCTTGGAAATTAGCTACATAATCCCTAATTTCTTTAACTTGTTCTTTGGTTAGTTTACTCATTCCGTTTAACTCACCTCTTTTTGGCTTCATTAAACCATTTCGAAAAGCGTGTTTTATATTATCACTTGCAGTACATAATTCAAGGTTGCTTAACGAATTATCTGTTTTAATGCCATTTTTATGATTGACTTGGAGTCCTTTATGTTCCCCAAAATATGTATTAGCCATCAACTTATGAATTGACTTGCTTAAATACTTACCATCATCACCCAAAATCATGGTTTTTAGATAACCATCTTTTTGAGGTGCTGGCTTTAAAATCTTAATCTTACCAGTGTTTTTGTAATTGGTAGAATAAATGTTTCCTTGCTCATCTAGGCAATAACGAGAGAATTTAGGGATTTGTTTCATGTATACAAGATACGATATGTTTTACAGAAACCCAACCCCCCTTGAAAAAAAACTTATGATCTTCCGTGCAAATTATTTCTTTACCATTCTTTAATTTTATACGAATAGTTGGTTTTGTGTTTAGATATTTAAACGTATCAGTAACTACCTTCCATTCATTCTCTTTCGTTGTTTCATTGTACGATAAAACAATATCACCATTTTGAATTTGTGAAATTAGTTTATTACCATCTTTTGTTACAATCATTGTATCAGGGTGGAAACAAGAAGTCCCCCCTTGGTTCACCACCACCTCGGCAATTGAATTGTAATTGCGCTCAAATATTACCGAAGTCTGAAACATCAATCCAAAATTATTGCATCCTCGGAATCAGCTAAACCAACATCGCTTTTAATCACGCCCACTTTGATTTCAGCTTGTGGCATGGATACGGTAGTGTCAACCGTTTCCTTCGGCTTTCCGTAAACCCTATCGAAAAGAACTTCCATCAAGTGAACAGAACCTCGGCTCATATCACGCTCCATTTTCTTTGAAATCATCTTCAACCAAAAGGGAACGTCCTCACGTTCGCCCAAATCGCTAACTTGTTTTTCAGTCATGCAAAGCATTGCCATAATCATATCATTGGCTTGACTTGCTGAAAGCGTAATGTCAAACTCTTCCATGAAAACGTCTTTGATAACGTTTCTCAACGCCCGTGGTCTTCCATTGCGGTTGATGTTTTCGGGGTGCGCTCCAAAGCCGTGCTTCTTTGCTACCTCTTTATTTTTGAAATTCTCTCCCCGTGGCATTACACTTCAATTTTTTCAACGATTGCCTTCAATTTGGTGATGCACATCAACTTCAATTCATAATCAGCAGAACCACCAACGCTTACCGCATCGGCCGTGTGCAAAATATCAATCAGCAAACCTGCGATTTCGCTGTACAACTGAACCGCCCCAATGGCTTCATCAATTACGTTGGGTTGATCGCTCATAATCCTAACTCCTTCAACTTTGATTCGCTCCAACGTAACCCCGCTAAACCACCCCAAAGAAGGTAGGAAATATAACCGCAATCGGAAGGCGTACCCGTTTCATAATACGGTTTCGCACGGCTCAAATACGAGTACATCCGTTTAATCGTGGAAACGCTTAACGGCTCACCATTTGCCAGTTGTTGCGCCCTAACCTTACCGACTTGGGTCGCACATTTGTTACCCTCTTTTTCGTTTAGTTCAATACCACGCTTTGCGTTATTGCTAACCGCCTTCGGGTAGTCGTTGTAGCTTTCAAACTTTTGGTAGCTTTCCTTTCGGTTCAAAGCATTGCACACCGCCAAACGCTGGATGCTATCGGGGTACTCCGATTTCATAACCGTGTTGCTCATACAACGATCGAGGAAATCAACCTTTGATTCGTCTTGTTCTCTTTTTGGTAGTGGCATCGGTGGTTTGTTTAATTGGTTCTTCCTTTGGTTCGTGTTGCGCTTTAAAACGTCGGTCTAGTTCCGCATCGTACAAACTCATCACTTGACTGAATGCGTTGACCGTGCACGCTTGACAACCGCCAGCCCATCGCTTATTCATCACCTCGCTCCATACCTGCCCCATGATAGCAACTTGGTCGGGTACAAGGCGCAAAGTCTTTTCATTCTTGAACTGCACCCATTTTGGGTACAACGGTTCTAACCGCTTAATCTGTTCGTCGGTTATGTTATTTATCAGTTTCATATTTTTCCATTTCTCTTTTTAGATAGTAAAACGCTTTTTCTAAATCTTGGTACGCATCCCCCTTTTTCCCCGCCCTGCTAACGTACTTAACCACGTTTCCGAGGTTGAAGTTCAAATCAAACGCTTCGATCAGGTCAATCGGTTGCACCTTCTTTTGATAGTGGCTTGGGGTAGTCATCGGTAAATCCTATCAATCAAAAAGTACGCAAAGATGGAAGCCGTGAACCCTGCACCAACCGAATACACGTATGTTTGGTAAATGGACAAATCTTGTCCAATAACGTAAAACAATACCCCACTCCAAAACGACAAACATACGAAGCAGTTGAACGGCTTGAACCCTACCTTATCACCGATGCCCGTTAACTTGGTAATCGTTACCCCTAAACTCGCACCCATTACGGATGCTATAATCAATTGAATCATCTTAACTTTCCTTTTAACTTGTTTTTCACTTTGTTGATTGTAAGCCTCACCGAGTTGTATGGAATGGTCGTGGTCGTGCTTATCCTTCTCATGTTCTTGCTTTCAACGTAAACCATGAATAGGTTTTTATCGTACCAGTGCAACTCCTCCAAGGCTTCTTGAATCCGCTCCGTGTTGTAGCTTTCCCGTTGGTCTTGCTCATGGTCGTAGATTTCCGCAACCACCTGCGCACGCTCCCAATCGAAGTCAACACGAACCAACCTATCACGGTACTTCTGATCCCACAAAGAACCTTTGCCGAGGAACAGCCGATAAATCAACCCAAGGACGTACCAACGATGCCCACCCGAGTGCCACACCTCCCACAACTTTTTATCGCCCTTTTCAAGTAGTGCCAATAACATTTCTTGGTAAAGGTCTTCCCCATCCTCAAACGTACCCCGCACCAAGTCGTAACACGCCTTGCGATAACTTTGATGTTGGAGTACGTCGTGAATGAGTGGATGCATACTTATTTAATGGGATTTTTTAAAATGGTAACCCGTCGAACTCGTCCTGCTTGTACCCATGCTTTTCGAGTGCAGGGTTAATTTCGCTCGGTGCTTTCCTTGGTTGCTCTCCGTCCTTGGCCTTCCATTTCACCCAATGGGTTGCTTTGCTCTTTTGGTCTTGCTCTTTGCGTTGACCTACAAACACTTCAATATCGCCGTATTGGTTGGTGGGTAAATCGAGCAAATCTTGTTTTTTCAGTTGAACCTTCACACCGTACTGGTTCGCCCAACCTTTGCCTACATACTTTTCGTTTTCCATATTTTTAAATGTTTGAATAAATCGCTTGAAAATCGGGGTTGATATAATTACGCTCTTTCTCCTTCCTATCACGAACGTAATTTAACCGCATTAAATACCCTCCGATTGGTTTACCATACGCACCCCGTTCGATATGCCAACCAAAAGCTCCGTCCGTAAACTCGTCTTTGTAGGTTGACGTTCTAATATCGTGTTGGATTCGCTGTTTAATTTCGTAAGGCGCAACTCCTCCCAATGCTTCTTTGATATTGATGTGGTGGTACAATTCGTGCACGTGACCCATCCAAAGAACATCGGCACCGTCAACTTGTGCGCCCATCCGTTGGTGTTGGATTACTCCCTTCGTTACCACTCCACCGCCTCCGTGGCCATGGTGGTATTTCACTTTGAAGTTAAGGTATGTTTTGGCATCGTCTCTTCGATACACGTTAAACACAATCCAACCTGCATACCCACCATTCAGAACCTTCGATCCCGTCTTGTAATTCAGCAAAGAAACAAACCGCTCTGTTAGGTCTATTTCGTGGCGCTTGCTTACTGCCGTTTCATGGTTACCGTACCCTACAAAAAGTAAATGGTCGGCATATTTTGCCCACCATTCAACAGCTTCGTTAACAACCAAGTCAAAGTAATTCCCGCCTTGATGCTCGGGGCGAATATCGTCTTTGCTCGCACGTTTGTCGTACTTTCCTTGCATGATACAAAAGAAGTCACCATTGATTAGGATTTTCGCTCCCAGGTTAATGGCTTTCTCGATGTGATCTTGGAGTAGGTCACGTCGACATTTCGGGTGATCGAAGTGAAGGTCGGATAGCAGTAAGAACTGGTCTCCGTCTTTGCATCGAATTGAAACGATGTTACGTCCGTGCTTGGTTGTTTCCATGGTTAATTACCTTTGGGTTTATGTCTTAACATTGAAGGGTAATTCTCTTCATGTTCTGCTTTACGCTTTAATTCATAAAATTCCTTGGATGAACCAAGCAATTTAATAACATCGTCATCGTTTATTCCAAACGCTTTTTTTAAATTTTCACAAGTGATAGTAAGTATATCTTGAATGCAGAAATTATCACTATCAAAGTCAAAATTATTTGAATAACATTCGGTTCTTTGTTCACTATTTGTTTCCAAAGATATTGTTACTACTTTTTCCATGGTTAGAGTCTTATTCTTTGCTTCACCTCGTCTACCGTCTGATCGGCATAGCCTAACCGGTAGGCTAAAAGGTGGCTGTGTGAAATAAACGATTCGAGGTCTTTAATCGTTCCAGTGTACGGAAACTCCACGTTGATTGTTGTGGTGTCCTCGTTTGTTGCGATTGCAACGGTAATTGTGATTGTTTCATTCATAATTTTGGTTTTTATGGGTTAATGAATTGTTTGTCGTTCAGTTTATTTGATGATTGAAAGATAATACTTTGCGTCTTTACTTTCGCTCTCTTCATAGTTTTTTATTAGGATACTTTTGAACTTCAATAGTTCAGCCCTGTCTATTTTTGTGGATTTCAAAAAAGCTTTGTGGTAAGGTCTGAATGCTATCTTGGATGCAAAGGTGTGGATGGTTTGCGATATTTGGATTAGTTCCTCTTTGATTTCAATAAACCGCTTTAAAATTTCCTCATCTTCAAAGCGTTCGTTTTTCAGTTGGTTTCGGTATTCTTTAAGCGATGCACGGTAGTTGTGCAACCACTCAAACCATTCCAGTTCCTGCCCTACTTCAAAGCCGAAACGATTGTACTTGTATTTGTCAAATGGGTGTGTCATAGTTCAATAATTTTCGTTTGATATAACTTCAAGAATCAAATTAAATTTCAAATTTTCAATATCACTATGCCAAAATATTTTATCAGGAATCCCCGAATAAGTGACATAAGGTTTCCATTCTTTTTTATCAGGTATTAAAAATCGTTTTGTTACGTGCAAATATTCAACGGCATATTTACCATTTTTTTCAATTATTCTAAAAACTGGCTTCATGTTTCCGTGATTGTGATTTGGTGTTGGTTTTCGATTAGTTTCTTTTTCAGTTTATACAACGGTGTGCGCATACCTTTAACGTCCTCGATTATCGTCTTGCTTAGCGTTTTGTCGTAGTAAACGAAATCGGCTTTGTACGTGAACATTTTTTTGCCTTCTAAGGCGAAAACGAAAGGCACTTGGAGGTGTAGGTCAAGCACCTCTCCGTTCGTCGCTCTACGGGTCAGAAAAACGTATCTATCGGCTTCCTTCTTGCTATCGAATAGAATGCCGTTGACGTTTGTTTTCTTGTTGTTGTATTTTGGTCTTTTTAGCATCGTTTGAATTTGCAGTCAGGACAGGACTCGAACCTGTATGGGATTTACTCTTTAGGATACCCTACCACTTGCAAGGAGATGTTGGCGTAGTTCCTTCTTCTCCGAGTGGCATTTGCGTCTACCATTCCGCCACCTGACTATTTGTACTTCCTCTATTCGTTGTTATACGCAAGCATTATCCCAAGTCGTCACCACACCTTTTACACCTCATATCTGGACAACTCCCACTTGAATAATACCAAACTCCATCTGGATGACTTGATGCTCTACACCAAAATCTTTCCCACCAATTACACCATTCTTTATTCTTTGGTTTTTCAAGTAAATATTGCCACCAATACTTGCTAAACCAATGTAAATGAAAATGCCTGCGTATAACACGGGTTTTGTGCCATGCCTGCTTTAGTGCTTTAATTGACCTTTTCATCTTTTATTTAATTTTAGTTGTTAATTGAAATTTTGTGCTTCTATAACGGCACGGACACAAAGCCCGAAAACGTATAGTACTAACCAACCCAAAGTAGTCAGGGTAGGGCTCGAACCTGTAACCACGTCTGGTATAGTTTCACTTACTGCCATTTGGATTGTACATTTCCACAGGATTCAGTTACTTGCTATAGCGTCTACCATTCCGCCACCTGACTATGTTGCAACTATTGCCTATCAAGGGTCAGTAGGTCAGTTGCCAACCTATCGGGCTTACGATCCCGCTCAACTTAATCACAGAGGTTGAGGAACTACGATCTCTTGTACTTCGAGCGCAATGTCTTAACTGGTCTTTAAAAGGATTGAATCATTGGCTTTTGTCCCTTTTATCGGATATCCAGTTTATTAACCTTGCAACCAATAAAGCAATTCCGAATAAAATAGCTACGAATAAAATTAGCGCAAAAATTGAAACTGCAATAATATCGTCAATGGTATAAACAAACATAATCAATCCTCCCAACTATCTAACCGTTCTTCCTCGTATTGCTCCAAGGCTTCTTTGGCTTGCTCTTCGGTTTCCTCCTGCATGATCGCCCATTCCTCGATTGTCGGTGAATAGGGTGCTCCGTTGAGTGTGATGGTTTCGGTTAGGATTTCCCACTCACCGTCCTCGGTGGTTAGGGAATAGTTGAACTCGATTTCTCCCGCTTCAACTTCAATGGTGATTTCTTCTCGTAAGTACATTTTGTTTTGGTTTATGCTTCAAAGTAACTAAATAAAATTTAATTGTGCAAGTTTTTTTTTAAAGTCCGTGATTTGTTTCGTTTTTCTTTCGGTGGTATGCCACCAACTGCGGTGTTTTTTCGTAACTGGCTACGTAATGATCCTTGGAAACATTATCGTAATAGCTGATTGCGTCCCTTAAAGTTTCCTCATTTGGAAACTGATCGAAGAACAATTTGCAGGCGTAAGCCGATGCCGTAGCGTTTCCTTCCATCCCTTCCGCATCCTTTGCGATGAACGGGTTGAACATCTGCGATAGGTTCAAACGCTTACCCATTTCAATACACCAGTTATACTGGTCGTCGGTTAAAGAGAATCCGCAGTGTTTGTAGATTGCTTTGTACGTTGGTTGACCGAAGTCGAAGAACTTCGCCATATCCCGCTCGTTTTCGTGATATTGGCGGTAGGAAGAAACGATCCACGCTTTCCTTTGCTCGATTGGGTAGGTGCGTGAAAACTCAACGCCACTGCTCGCTATCTTCTGCTCGGACTTGTTGTACCTGATCATGTAGGTCGTTAGCCATTGCATGATTGTACGAATGGAAGGTTTGAACGTATCGACTGATTCACGCCTACCGATTTTGAGTGCTGATTCAAACTGCTCTTTGGTGAGGGTGTGGTATAGTTCCATTTCCTCTTCGAGGGTTTCAATTTGCCTTGTAAACGTTTCATCGAGTGCTACGTTGTTACCGAAGTAGGCGTACAACTTAATGAGTTGTGCGGTGAGGTACTGGGTACGCTCGTTTGGTTGCATTTGTTTAATGATCATGGTTTTTATGTATTTGGTTTGATACCCATTTGGCTATTTCATCGGCAGTCATTTCGCCTGCTTTTTTGGTTGGTTGGTTTGGTTGTTCTCTATCCACGTCAAAGGTACGAATCCATCGGGCGAAGTGTTTGTAGACGTCGGTGCGGAATAGGTACTTGGTTTGTTGAAGTTGTTGGTGAAGGATGAACGGTTGGATTGAACGGATTAGCTTTTCCGTTTCGTATCCCGTCGCTTGTTTGAGTAGGTAATAGTTCTCGGTGATCTGTTCGGTTAGGTAATCGCCCATGGTTTCGAGGTTGATTTTCTCCACTGGTTCCATGGTTGATTTCGGGTGTTGAATCTTACTTTCTTTTGAAGAAAAAAGAAGCTTATTATTATTAGTACTTTCTTTTTTATTCTTTCTTCTTTCTTCTTTATTACTTATGTGCACGGATTCGCTAAAATTTTTTAATAGCATTTGTTCGTTTTCTTTTATCGCATTCGTTTCGAATTGTGAAATGCTAAACGGATTCGCTAAAATTTTTTTATCGAATGTGATTCGAATAATGGGTGCTTGGTTCTTCTTTCCCTGCTCTAAAATTGCAATCAATCCCTTTATTTGCAGGCCTTCAAGTGTACGGTAATAGGTTGGATGGGATAGGTTCAAATGTGCCGAGGTTGTTCGGGTAGGCAAACCAAATAAATCCGATCTAAGCGTGTTTTGTAGGTTGATAATAACAAACATCAAAGCGATTTCGTTTGTCGTTAATATGCCTTCCTTAATGATCGAATTAAGGCGAAAATTGTAATCGATTAGGTTCATAAAAAAATTACCCCCTAAATGGAATGCAGGGACAGTGCAAACCAAATAGAGGGTTTTATGTTGTTAGAACCGACCTGTCCCGTCGGTGTTTTAATCTGCTTCAAATATAACACTATTTTTTGAATAAGCGAAATAAATGTGCGCCAATAAATTAGTTATGTGCAAGGCTACATTAGTCCTCGAATGGATGATTTCCGTCCATTGTAATTTTAACCGTGCTACCTTCTTCAATTACTTGTCCAATATTATCCCAACCAATTCCATCAGGTTCGGTCAAAACTACGATTTTATCTTTCGGTAGTTTTTCAAGTGCATTAATCAATTCTTGTACTGTCATTTCGTTTTCAAATTAAATTTAGTGCCGATAAACCGCCCAGCACATAACAGCGGTTTGTGGTCATTAGCCCGACCACACAAGGCTTTGCTTCGCTAACGAACCACAAGCCGCAGGACGTTATGCGAGAGGCTAATACAGCTTCCCGTGTAACTTTGGACGTGTTTCATTGTACTTGACCTTTGCGTTGATATGCTTTTCCAAATCAATTCCCAAACCTGCCGACAAATCAAGTAGGCGAATTACAGCATCGGCAATTTCATCTTCAAAAGTGTCTTTTACATGGCTTTCAAATTTTGCAGCATAATGTCTTTCGTATGGCAATTCGCTTGTCGGGCTTAATTGAAATTCAAGTCTTTCAAGTTTTGCAAATCTACCTTTCCTGTGTGCTTCCATTGCTTCACCTAACTCACTTGTAACAAGCATAAGCAATTCGCCTACATTTCTTTCGTTATCCCAAAAACCTTTTGCCTTGTTGTTTTGGAAAATAATTTGAGCAGACTTATTAAGCCCCTCGCATAACAGCAGTTTTGCGTCATGCTGGCTGGACGTTGTGTTTTGAACTTCTGTACTCATTTGAACTTTAGATTAAATTGTGAGCGTTCGTTTTCCAAATGCCAGCACGAACGCAAAGCTGGCAGAACGTTAGCGGTCATTGCTAAGAAGCTCCATCGCCTTTTTAAAGCCATCAATAAACGGCTCAGTTAATGATTCGTGACTGATTGGATTAGCATCTTTGTTGTAATATTGATTAGCATATTCATCAGCTATTTTTCTAATGAAATCATCAGTAAGCAATATATTGTTACGATCCACAACCAAAACATTCAAAGTTTGAATCGGTTGGACGTTCGGGGTATTCAACCGAGCGAAGCAGTTGCTTAATCTCGCTGATCTCCTGACGCAGTTGCATTTCTTCATCGCATAGTTGGCCCGTTAATTGGTTTTCCAAGTGGCTCATTTTCCATTTAAGGCCTTCAATTTCATCCTTCGATTGTGGTTTCTGATATTTCATTTTGTGTTTGTTTAAATTGTTCTTCGATTTGATTAAGTACGTCTTCAAGGACCGCCATTTGTGCAGGATGCCACGTAGCGAGCGCACCTGTAACCGCATCAATCCCTCGGCTTATTTGCATCATTAACTCCTCATCCTCACCCCAAAACGCTACGGATAACGTATTGAGGTAAACTGACAAATCTTGCTCTAAAAGGTTCAATCGATTCTTTAAGGATTGGCGGTAGGCCTTGGTGCGTTTTAGGTCGTCCAAGGTTTCCGCAAGGGCTTGCATCAATACCACCGCTCGGGTAATCGCTAATTGTTCTTTGGTTGGGTCGGGGTAATTCATAGGGCAGTGTAGTTGTATGTTTTTGAAAGTTCAAAGCCTACACGATTGATTAGGTGCATGGCTTGGAGTGCCTTAAAAAAGTCTTTGTGTTCGATGCACTGGGAGCGCAACCGATACAAACGTTGGAGGCGGTGGTTCAGAATATCGAAACGGCTAACCCTCGACAGGTCGAGTTTCTTTGCGGTGTATTGGGCGTTCACGTGTACTTCCATTGCTT